CTCGAGCAGGATTACGGCTTGTCCAACTTCAAGGACAACACGCGCGAGGGCGAGACGGTGGCGATGATGCCGACCGCGCCGAACACGACGGAGCGCGAGGCGGGAGTGAGGGCGATGAGCGAGATGGCCCAGCACATGGGCGCCCCGGCGCTCAACCCGGAGCAGGCCCACGCTGCCGCCGCCTTCTGGGGCGGGACCGGCGCCGGGGCCAGCATGAAGATCGGACCCAACGTTGTTTCACGTGAAGCCATGGTTGCGGGTGCAGCGCAGCAAACCGCACTGGCGACCGCCGAGGGTCGCAACCCGATGACTCTGCTGCACGAGGGGGCCAAGAAAGGCCATATCCCCTCGCTTGGCCAGATGACCCGGATCATTGCCCGGTCAAAGGGTTAGACGGCAAGCTTGACGCCGGGAAACAATTCTGCCCCTCGATCTGTTGCCAAACCTCACGGGAGGGGCGGCACAATGCCCATGGGGGCGAACATGATCGAGCCGGAATGGCCGGTCTGGCTGTGGATCGATTGGCGCAGCCGGACCCGAGTGCCCGGAATCAAGCCCAACACCGTGTTCTCGTATCTCAAGAAGCGCCGCCCCATGGCCGATGACAGGGGTGAGCGACATGCGATTGCCGAAGTCCGCCAAGAGCTTGGGACCGTGGGCGAAGGAACTGGTTGACGAATGCTTCGCGAGCCGGGAGGCTCGTGCCGACCTCAACCGGATGTGGCTATCGTACTACTATTGCGGTACGTCCGAGGGCCAGCAGGCGGTGTACAACCGTACCTTCGCGCATGTCGAGCGGCTGGGCTCCATGCTGTTCTCCCCGGTCGATGCTCGGTTCATGCTCGAGGGCGATTCGTCCGACGACGACCAGGCGCTCTCCATGCTTGCTGCCGGCGGCCGGCATCTCAACCGGGAATTCCACCGCTGCAACGTGGATCTGTGCTTCGGGTCGGCGGTGACCTGGGCGCTGGTCAAGGGCGCGACCCTGGTCAAGCAGTTGTGGGGCCATGACGGGCTCGAGCCGTGGCTGGTGCAGCCGGAGCAGTTCGGGGTGCTGCGCGAGGATATCGCCGACCTCGACCGGCAGGAGGCGTTCGTCGAGCGCACCTTCATGACGCAGAGTGCGCTGGCGCGCACCCTGGTCGACCACCCGAGCAAGAAGGCGATCATGGCTCACGTTGAATCTACGCTGAAATCACGCACCGATGACGATCCGGGCGCGGACAATTACCTGATGCAGATCGTCGTCGGCAGCACCGCCCCGGTCTCGACCACGCAGACCGGGCCGAACGCCATGGTCAACTGGATCAATACCGTGCCGCGGCCGATGCTGGCGCCCGAGGTGGTCAAGCGGCTGGTCCGGCTGGACGAATTATGGGTGGTTGACGACGATCGGCAGGACTACACGACGATCCGGACGATCGACGATCTTGTCATCGAGGGTGAGGATCGGCACCGTAACCTCTCGGGAGTAAAGGAAGAACACCCCTATACAAAGGTGTGCCCGAACGAGGTGGACGGCTATTTCTGGGGCCTGTCCGAGATCGCCAACGTGTTCAAGCTTCAGGAATTGCTCAACTCGCAGCTCGAGCGGCTCCAGAAGGTGGCGGCACTCAAGGCGGACCCGCCGCGCGCCTTCATCGGCTTCACCGGCATGACCCAGGCCAAGTACAACGCCCTGCGCTCGCCCGGCGCCATGATTTCTGAAGACGCGCCAAACGCCAAGATCGAAAAGCTCGACCCGGACGTGAGCCCGGAACTGCTCATCGAGAGGATCAACGCCACGATCCAGTACTTTGACGATCAAGCAGGATTCACTCCCGTGCTCATGGGGCAGGGCGAGCAGGGGGTGAGAAGCCAGGCGCAAGCCCAGACGCTGGCACGGAATTCGTCGCCCAGGATGCGGGACCGCGCGCTGCTGGTGGAGCGGCAGGCCGGCGACCTCGGCGAGTACTCGCTCAAGCTCATGGCGTCCAAGGACGCGGAGGTGCATCGCACCGAGGATGGGCAGGAGTTCATCCTGAAACAGCTTGATGCACTGCAATACCGCACCACGATCGACAGCCACACCTCGTCGCCCGCGTTCCAGGAGGACAACCGGAATCTCGGGGTCATGCTCAAGAAGCTGGGCGTCATCGACGACGAATCGACCCTGGTCATGGTCCACCCGCCGCACGAGGACACGCTGACCCGCAAGGCGCGGGCCAAGGCCAAGGCGCAGGCCCAGATGGTGCAGCAGCATCCCGAATTGCTGCTGGGCAAGGGCGGGGCGCGCGGCAAGAAGGCGGCGGCTTGACTGTGGGAAATTTTTCTGAACCTCAATATGCTGTTGTGTTGCGATGCTAGTGTACAACTTCAAGGAGCCAAAGATGCCAGGGCATCGCGGCACGATGCCGAAACGGCGGCGCCGGTCGAGGCGCACCCGGCGTCACTGACCAACCCCCAGGGCGGCCGGTAACCTCGATCCCGCTGCCTGCAAGATGGAGAAGAACGATGGCCCGCAAGCGAAAGCATCGTCGCGGCAGGCGGAAGTAAGGCTTCTGTCCTCCCTATAGCCGTGACGGCGCGTGGAGCAATCCCGTGCCCGATCCTACTGCTGCACCTTCGCTCACGGGCCAGCCTCCGATGGGGGCTTCGCCCGTGGGCGTTGCGTCCGGCAATCCGGGCCAGAGCGCCAACGCGCTGGCGACAATCCGGGAAGCGCTCAAGCTGCTCGAGCAAGCGCTTCCCCAATTGCCGGCCGGTTCCGATCCGTACAAGGCGGTGTACGACGCGATCGGCAAGGTTTCCAAGCACGTCGGCCCGTCCAACGAGGTGCCGGGCGTGCAGAAGACTCAGCTTTCCAACCTCAAGCGGGATGCCGACCAATCCGCGATGATGCAATCCGTCATGCGCTCCATGGGTGGTTCCATGGGGGCTGAAGGTGGCGGCGGTGCCGCAACATCTGTGCCCGGCGGTGGAGCCGCCGCCGCCTAACCAGGGAGAACGACATGCCGAAGTGGCCCGGACCGTCCTACAACCGGATCATCGAGTCCGATCCGCAGATCGTCAAGGTTCCGCTCGACTACATGGGCTGGGGCTCGCGCTCGTCCATCTTCGGACAGCTCGGCGACGATCCGAAGTCCAACAACGCGGCCAATCCGACCGCGCCCGAGATCACCATCAAGCACGTGAGCTGACATGGCCGAGATCGACGACAGCCGCCTCGCGACCCTCGAGAAGGGCTACAAGCTGCTCGACGAACTGCTCAAGTCGCCCAAGACCAAGCGGCAGGTCGAGCGGCACATCAAGGAGCTCCACCCCGACACGATCATCTCCGACGACTACGACAACCCGGTCCTCACCAAGATCGAGGAGCTGCGCAAGGAGTTCGAGGAGGATCGCAAGGTGCGCAAGGCCAACGCCGAGGATGAGGCGATGGCGGCGGCGTTCAACGCGCTGCGCACCGACGGCGGCTATACCGACGACGGGATCGACAAGATCAAGAAGATCATGGTCGACCGCAAGGTGGCCGATCCGTTCGCGGCGGCGGCATACTACGACAAGCTCAACCCGCCGCCCGAGCCGCAGCGGCCCACCAGTTTCGCCGGCACGTCATGGGGCTTCGGTCACCCGAGCGACGACCCCAACACCAAGCTGCTGTTCCAGAATGAGGATGCCTGGGCCGAGCAGGAGGCCATGAAGCATTTTCGCGAGCAGGGAAGCAAATAAGGAGGCAGTTAAGTGCCGCAATTAGGCGTAGGCATAGTTCCGAGCGGCGTAGTCGGAAACGAACTCGCTGCGCTCACCCGGCGGGCCTTTGTGCCGCGCCTTGTCGTCCAGGTCTACAAGGCCACCCCCCTGCTCTCTCTGCTGCTGCGCAATGCCCAGCGGGCGCGCGGCGGCGTGTCGCAGGTCACGATCCCGGTGCAGGGCGGCTCGTTCGTCCAGTTCTCGTGGTCGGACTACTCGGGCGTGTTCCCGCAGCCGCAGGTGCTCCAAGCGGCGCAGAACGCCGAGTTCAACCTCAAGCTCGGCGTGGTGCCGATCCCGTTCATGGGAATGGAGGCGCTGATCCAGTCGAGCGAGGCGGTGGTGCCGATCCTGAAAGCCCGCATGGCCGACGCCAAGACGGTGGCGGTGCAGTCCATCTCGTCCTCGGTGCTGGCGCTCACCAACAACGCGGCGATTCCCGGTGCCCAGCAGGTCGACAACCTGTTCCAGGCGACCGACGACTCGACCAACGTCACGAGCTACGGCGGTATCAACCGCACCACGGCCGGCAACGCCTTCTGGAAGGGGCAACTGGTCACGCTCGGCTCGGCCGGCGCGGTGCTCACCCGGTCCTCCTTCATCCGCTACCTGGTGCAATGCGCCTCGGGCAACACGACCGGCAGCACGGTCAACCCGAAGTTCGGCGCGACCACCGGCGGCGGCGGAGAATCGCCCGACTTCGTGGTGATGGCTCCGGGCGACTGGACCACGCTGATGCAGGATTTCATGTCGGTGGAGCAGTTCAACACCGACCCGAATACCAAGTACGGCAACGACGATGTGGTCAACGCCGGCTTCCGCGGGCTGATGCTCGGCAACACGCCGATCTTCATGGATCCGTTCATGACCAAGGGGACCGCGTTCGTCCTCAACTCCCGCTATCTGGCGCTGTACATGAGCGAGGATGCGCCGTTCGCGTTCTCCGGGTTCTACAGCGCAATCCCCAATCTTCAGATCGCCAACATCGGAGTGCTGATCGTGGCGTTCAATGTG